ATATTTCAGAAAATTCAGATGATCCTAAAGTACAGGCATTATTAATGTCATTAGGTATTGTAACTCAAGATGTTAAAGACAATGTTTCTGAATCAGTTAAAGAAACGGGATTAGGTTTGGATATAGGACCTGATGCAGATGAAATAGAAGAAACAAAACCAATTATACTTTCAACACCGATAGAAAATTATGAGGGTAGTTTTAAAGATCAAGGACTTACAATACCAGAACCTGAAAAACAATTACCTAATACAGGTGGCAGGATAGACGTTCCAATTTCAGAAGGAATGGATATTGTAAAAACAGGTCCTATTATTTTTAACAGAAAAGAAACAGATATTAAAGATTTAAAAAACAAAAAAGGTCAAAAAATACTTATTGATATATTAGATAAACAAAAAGAAACAATTCCTAATTTTGACAAGCTTGATAAAAAAAGCCAAGAAAAATTTATAAAATCTCAAGAAAAAAAAATAACTAGTTTACCCCAAAACCAGGCCTATACAGAACCTGCTTTAAGTAAAGATTATGTAAATGTTTTAAAAAATTATATTGAAACATACCATGATGGTAATATTACCACGGCTGCAACAGAATTAGGTTTTGATAAACAAAAAAAACGTACTCTTAATGCAAGATTAAGTAAAATAGGATTTGAAGGCAAAGGAGTTAGTGCGGAAGCTACTTTAGATATAGCTGACGGTGAATTAAGATATGTAGATGCAATAAAACAAATAAAAGATAATCCTGCAATATATAAATCTAATATTAAAAAGTTAATAAAAGAAAAAAATCTTTCAAGCAAAGATTATGTATCCGCTATTGATCTTGCTAATATTTTTAATGTAGATGGTTTAACTGTTTTAGAACGAACTCAACTTTTAAAAAGATTAAATAGTTTAGATGTAAAAAGAAAAAAAGGTACTCAAGGATCACTAGGTGTTAAGTATAATCTTGGAGACGCTCTTACTAAATTAACTGATTACGCTAAAACTAAACAAGCTGCACCAGGAGAAGCTGTTGATTCAAGTGACACAAGACGATCAAGAGAATGGGACGTTCCTTTAAATAATGCAGAAAATGCTTTAAGAAAAACTCTTAGAGACCTTGCAACAAATTCAGATATTGTTTTACCAGGTCTAAGTTTAGGTGAAGACAAAGGTCATCCAGAATCTTTAGAAGTAATGGAAAAATATCCTGAATTTTTTACTAAAAAATCTAACACTAGGCATTTAACAACTATAATAAAACAAGACCCTGTAATTAACTCAGATTTTTTAATGGGAAAAGGTTATCATAAAGTTAATGATGGAATATATAAAAGATTAAAAGATAAAAAAATTAATAAAGATGAGGCAAATAATGAATTAAAAGAAAATTGGGATAATATCCAACGTTTAATAAAAATAAGAATGAAAACAATGCCTTTTCTTAGAGATCAAGGAAACGTAGTTCCTTTGTTACAATTAGATAAAAATAATGTGGTTCAAGCAGATATGAGCACTGTAGATAGTTATTTTATTTATGGTAATATTGATAAAATAAATCCTAAAGCAAAAACATTTTCTAGTTTATCAAAAAAACAACAAAGCCAGTATTTAAGTAATGTAAAAGAACAATATATAGAAGGTTCTGTAAAATTTTTAATTAATCTTAAAGATAATAAAACAGAAGAAAGAATTTATTCAAAAGAAGAAATAGATAATTATGAAGAAATGCTTTCTGCTCCATTAGACAAGGACGTTAGAAGAAAATACAAATTTGCAGCAGGAGGCGTGATCCCTGATCAAGAGATCATGAACTATGCAAATGGCGGCAGGATTAACTATGAAAACGGTTCACCAAAAGGACCTAATGAGCCTGAAGGCGATGATTTCTTAAACGAACTAGAATTTAAATTTAATAACATTGATAGTGTCGAAATTGACGACACGCCTACTACCTTTGACGATAGTAAATCTAAGATTGCACAAGTTGCAGATTTAGCAGACCCAAGAAACATTCCTTACTACGCTGACATGGCTGGACAGGCTGCATTAAGAATTGGTGAGTTTGGTGCAAGAGTATTACCTGCAACAGGTGAATTGTTTTCTGATCTACTTAGAAAACCATTATTTAAAACACCGTCATCTTATGAGCGAACAGAAAACTATGGTAACATGGTTGATGATACGGAAGTACCAGGTGAAACACAACAAGGTGCAAAATTTGTTGGTGGTCCAATATTTACAAATTTCTTAAAAAATATAACACCTACATCTACAGAAAAATTAGTGGGCCTTGATACAATTATCAATGAAGAGAAAAAGAAAATGATAGCACGAGGTAGTTCATCACTACCGGTTAAGGTTGCAGAAACAGCGTCACTTGGTGCAGAGTTAGTAGCCCCAATATTTCCAGGTTTAAAATTAATAAAAGCTTTTGGTAAAGCAAGAGGAATTAATAAATCAAAAGCTGAAACAACAAAATTAATAGAACAAGAGATTGATACATTAGCTAAAGCTGAAGGTATGGACAGAAGAGAATTTTTACAAGTAAGTGGTGCAGTTGGAACAGTGGCACTTGCTAAATTATTAGGCATATCAAGTGAATTACCAAAAGTTGCTAAAACAGCAGAAGCTGTAACTAGTGTTGCTAAAACTGCAGATGGTGTTCCACAATATTTGTATGATCTTAGAAACGTAATTAGACTTAGAGGAAAATTACAACCTTCATCGAGTGCTTTTTTAGATGGACAAGAAGTTTATACATATAAAGGTGTCACATTATATCATAATACATATCCTAAAGATGGTAGTTTTAGAATTGCAAAAGAATTTGAAACAAATTCAATAGTTCCAGGGGAACCTTCTTATAACAAAGTAGAAATGGAAGTTAACACAGGGGGGGACGTTGTAGTAGATGAAGGTCTTTCAACACAAAAAGTTGTTAAAGGCGCAGATGAGTATGAAGAAGCAACAGCATATCCATCAAAAGAAGGTGGAGAAGATGTGGACTTTTATGTTGAGGATGATTTTCATAAAGAACTTGAAGAAATATCAAAAGAACTAGACGAAATTAATCAAAAAGTAGAAATGTTCGGATATGATAAGTGATTAAAAAGTTGACAACGACAATCCCTCCTTTAAAAGGTCCTAGCTCACAAGGGTTGAAAGTTCCCTTAAAACAAGTTAAAACAATTACAAAAGGAAAAATAAATGGCCGAAATAGACAAAGCCCTACCAAACGTAAATAACGCAGTTGAAGTTGAGAGACCAGAATTAGAAGTGGATCTTATAGATCAAGGTACTGAGTCTGATGTACCTTTTGATGTTACACAACTAGAAGATGGCGGAGTTGAGTTAGACTTTGAACCTGGCATGAAAAAAATTCCTGGTACAGAAAATCATTTTGACAATTTAGCAGATTTATTACCTGACGATATTTTAGATCCTATCGGATCTGAGATGCAATCTAATTACACAGACTACAAAGCATCAAGAAAAGAATGGGAAGATAGTTATGTAAAAGGTTTAGATCTTTTAGGTTTTAATTATCAAAATAGATCAGAACCATTTCAAGGAGCATCAGGTGCAACGCACCCAGTTCTTGCGGAAGCTGTTACACAGTTCCAAGCAGGAGCATACAAAGAATTATTACCGGCTGAAGGTCCGGTTAGAACACAAATTTTAGGTAATGTTGATCAAGCAAAAGAACAACAATCACAAAGAGTAAAAGACTTTATGAATTACCAAATTATGGATGTCATGAAAGAGTATGAACCAGAATTTGATCAGATGTTATTTCATTTACCATTAGCAGGTTCAACATTTAAAAAAGTTTACTATGATGATCTATTAGAAAGAGGAGTATCAAAGTTTGTGCCAGCAGATGATTTAGTTGTTCCATATTCTGCTACTTCACTAGAAGATGCCGAAGCAATTATTCATGTAATTAAAATTTCTGAAAACGATTTACGTAAACAACAAGTTAATGGTTTCTACAGAGATGTAGAATTAACTAAACCGTCTGACGTAGAAGATAAAGTTACTAAAAAAGAAAGAGAACTAGACGGAACTAAAAAAACCGGCAGCGTAGAAGACATGTACACTTTATTAGAGTGTCATATTAATTTAGACCTAGAAGGTTTCGAAGACATGGGACAAGACGGGGAACCAACAGGAATTAGACTTCCTTACATTGTAACAATTGACGAAGGATCAAGAGAAGTATTATCTATTAAGAGAAACTTTGAACAAAACGATCCTAAAAAACAAAAGATAAATTATTTTGTTCATTTTAAATTTTTACCAGGTTTGGGGTTCTACGGTTTTGGTCTAATTCACATGATTGGTGGGTTATCTCGTACGGCGACCTCTGCTTTAAGACAGCTCTTGGATGCGGGAACGCTTTCTAATCTGCCAGCAGGTTTTAAACAAAGAGGGATAAGAATAAAAGATGAAGCAAAACCAATTCAACCTGGAGAGTTTAAAGATGTAGATGCTCCTGGCGGAAATTTAAGAGATGCTTTTTTTCCTCTACCTTACAAAGAACCTTCTCCGACATTATTACAATTAATGGGTATTGTCGTACAAGCAGGTCAAAGATTTGCAGCTATTGCTGATATTCAAGTAGGAGATGGTAATCAAGGTGCTGCAGTAGGTACAACTGTTGCATTATTAGAACGTGGATCAAGAGTTATGTCTGCAATTCACAAAAGATTATATTCTTCACTAAGACAAGAGTTTAAAACACTAGCAAAAGTATTTGCAACATACTTACCGCCAGAATATCCTTATGATGTTGTCGGTGGAGAGAGAAATATTAAATTAACGGATTTTGACGACAGAATAGATATTATTCCAGTTGCTGATCCTAACATATTCTCAATGTCGCAAAGAATTACAATTGCACAAACAGAATTACAATTAGCAACTTCTAATCCTGAGTTACATAACATGTATGTAATTTATAGAAAAATGTATGAAGCATTGGGTGTAAAAGATATAGATAAAATTTTACCTCCCCCTGCTCCACAAGAACCTAAAGATCCAGCATTAGAGCATATTGATGCATTGACTCAAAAACCTTTTCAAGCGTTTAGAGGACAAGATCACCAAGCTCATATGACTGCTCATTTAAATTTTATGGAAACTAATCTAGTTAGAAATAACCCACCAGTCATGGTTTCTATTCAAAAAAATATTTTAGAACATATTTCTTTAATGGGACAAGAACAAGTTGAAATGGAATTTGCAGAACAAGTACAACAAATGCAAATGATGCAACAACAAGCACAAGCGAATCCACAAATGAAACAGCAAGCTGAAATGCAGACTCAACAATTGTCTATGAAAATTGAAGCAAGAAAAGCTGTATTGATTGCTGAGATGACAGAAGAGTTTATGAAGGAAGAAAAAAGAATTACATCACAATTTGATTCTGATCCTTTACTAAAACTAAAATCACGAGAAGTTGATCTTCGTGCAATGGAAAATGACCGTAAACAACAAGACATGAAAATGAAAAATGAACTTGAAAGAGCTAAATTAGTTCAAGATCAGGCTTCTACGGATCAAAAACTAAATCAAAACGAAGAATTAGCAGGTTTAAGAGCTGAAACGTCAATTGAAAAACAAGAAATGGCGAATGAGAACAGATTAATACTTGCTAACATGAAACCAAACAGATAAAAGGAATATATTATGATGAATTACAAAACAGGCGGCAAAAAAGTAGTAATGCCCGAGCAAGAAAAAGTAGTTGATTCTAGATCAGAGAAAAGTTTTAGAGGAAAAAGCTTTATTGCTAAAGGCGACTCTAATCCGGTTAAAGGTACGGGTGCTGCAAGAAAACAAAAAGACGTAACCTGGTATTAGTATGTGGTTAGGTGCTATTAAATTAGCGTTAAACGCAGGAACGCATATTTACAAAAAAAAACAGGAAACTAAAATGCTAATGGCTGATGCACAAGCACAACATGCATCTAAGATGGCCACAGGTGAACTAGCATTTAGTGGAAAACTTTTAGAAGCTAGACAAAACGATTATAAGGACGAGGTAGTTCTTGCAATATTAACGTTGCCCATAATTGTCCTTGCATATGGGGTTTGGTCAGACGATCCACAGGCTATGGACAAGATAAAAATTTTCTTTGAGCATTTCCAAGCACTCCCAAAATGGTTTACTAATTTATGGGTACTTGTATGCGCTAGCATATTTGGTATAAAGGGTACACAAATATTTAGAAACAACGGAGTTAAAAAATAGTGATTGATAAAAAAGAAAAGAATACTTTAAAAAAACATAGCGTGCACCACACTGCAAAGCATATGTCTACAATGAAAAAAAAAATGCAAAAAGGTACAACATTTAAAAAATCACATAACCAAGCAATGAAAAAGGTAGGAAGATAATGAAAAACTATAGACAAAATAAAATGGGTGGCGGAATGATGGAAAGACCTATGTATGGAGCAGGTGGTAAAACTTTAAAACCTGTTAATAAGAAAAAAAATCCAGGACTTGCAAAATTACCAACTCCAGTAAGAAATAAAATGGGCTTTAAGAAAAATGGTGGTAGTATATAATGGCTAAACCAGGATTATACGCAAACATTCATGCTAAGAAAAAAAGAATCGCTGCCGGCTCAGGTGAAAAAATGAGAAGCCCCGGTACTAAAGGTGCACCAACTGCAGCTAATTTTAAAAGAGCAGCAAAGACAGCTAAACCTATTAAAAAGAAAAAATAATGGCTAGTGCCGCATGGACACGAAAAGAAGGTAAATCACCCTCTGGCGGTTTAAATGCTAAAGGTCGTGCAAGCTATAAAGGTGGCACTTTAAAAGCACCTACTAAATCTAAAACAAGTTCAAGACGTAAATCATTCTGTGCACGTATGTCAGGTATGAAAAAGAAATTAACTTCTGCTAAAACTGCAAGAGATCCTAACAGCAGAATAAATAAATCATTAAGAAAGTGGGATTGTTAATATGGAAATAGAAAGATTACTAAAAATAATAAAAGATAGATTAGATAACCTAACTAATATTGTAACAACGGGTGTTGACACCATGGAAAATTACAAGTATATATTAGGACAAATAAACGCCCTAGAGGCAACTAAACAGGAAATCTCTAACCTGCTAGATAACAAGGAGCAAAAAGAAAATGAAGGCACAGTCATCGATATTGGGGACCACAAGCCCAAAAATTGAATTACCTAACAAAGATCTTGTTGGCGTAAAAAAATCAGAAAAAAAAGAAGTTACAAAAGAAGAAACAAAACTACCAAAACCAACTGGTTGGAGGATGCTTGTTTTACCATTTAGAATGAATGAAAAAACAAAAGGCGGAATCTTACTTGGCGGCGAAACTATAGACAGACAACAAGTTGCATCACAATGCGGAAGTGTACTTGCAATGGGAGACGCTTGTTATTTAGATAAAGACAGATATCCAAATGGTCCATGGTGCAAGGTTGGTGATTGGATAGTCTTCGCACGTTATGCCGGATCAAGAATAGAAATTGATGGTGGTGAAGTACGTCTTCTAAATGAAGATGAAGTTTTAGCAACCGTAGAAGATCCAACGGATATTCTACATAAATATTAACATAGGAAGGACACTATGCCAGAAGCAAATAAAATAA